CTTGGTCACCCCGATGGACCAACTGTAAATCTTGACAGAGTTTCTCACAAGATCACTTCTCTCGTTCAGGAAGGTACGAACTTCGTAGGTCGTGCTAAAATTTTAAGCACCCCAATGGGTAACATTGCTAAGTCACTTCTTGATGAAGGAGTAAAACTTGGTGTTTCTTCCCGTGGTGTTGGATCTGTTCGTATGAACAATGAAGGTGTCAATGTAGTTGGTGAAGACTTTATGCTCGCCACTGCAGCTGACATCGTTGCAGATCCATCCGCTCCAGATGCCTTCGTTGCAGGCATTATGGAAGGAAAAGATTGGGTTTGGGATGGCGGTATTCTTCGCGAAAGAGTCGCAGAAAAAACCTATAAAAAGATCAATACCCTAGTTGACTCACGTCAACTTCAGGAAAATAAACTGAAACTTTTCCAAGATTTCTTGGGAAATCTCTAATTTATAAATAAAGATAGATTAATTACACTTATAAAGTCTTAATCGGAGAGTTCAAATGTCCCGTGGTCAAAATTTACAAGAAATGGAAGTAGGCACTGTTCAATCCAAGACAGCCGTTAACGCTACTGCGAAACCTGGTATGCCGATGGATACATCGGTGGCTGGTTCCTATGAAGATCTCGGCGGACCTACTCCCGACAACTACAGATCTGACGATGATTCCGCAAAACTGCGCGAACCTAAAGTCAAGACTGTAAGAGATGTTGTTAATCAGGGTGCAAAACCCGCTATGGCTAAAGAAGAAGCCGTAGAAGAAACTCAAGAAATCGTCGCTGAGGAAGAGGAAGTGACCGAAGAAGAGATGATCGAAACTCCCGAATATGATATCGAGGAGGATATGACCGCTCTGTTCTCTGGTGAAGATCTCTCCGAAGAGTTTCAAGAGAAAGCCAAAACTATTTTTGAGGCCGCAATCAACGCTAAGGTTGCTCAAGTTGCCGAAGAAATGGAGCGCAAGAATGAGGAGCGCATCGTTGAAGAGATCGACGCTGTAAAAGAAGCCCTCATCGAGCGTGTAGATTCTTATCTGGAGTACGTTGCTGATGAGTGGCTCGTAGAAAACGAGATCGCTGTCGAGCACGGTCTCAAGACAGAAATGACTGAATCGTTCCTTACTGGTATGAAGGAACTTTTTGAAGCACATTATGTTTCCATCCCTGAAGATAGATATGATGTTGTCGAGAGTATGGTAGAAAAACTTGATGAAATGGAGACTAAACTCAACGAGCAGATCGAAAGAAATGTCTCCCTGAACAAACGACTTGCTGAGTCGGTTGCCGATGGGATCGTATCTGATGTTGCTGAGGGTCTTGCCCTGAGCCAAAAAGAGAAGCTCGCCCAACTCGCCGAGAGTGTTGAGTTTGAAAGTGAAGTATCATATCGTGAAAAACTGGAAACTCTGAAGGAGTCATACTTCGGAAAGAAGGTCCAGAAAGAGACTTCTGAACAGGTAATCAACGAAGAGGCCACTACACAGCATTATGCTGGTGCTATGGCTCAATACTTGAATGTCCTGGATCAAGTCGCTAAAAAGTGAATTTAAGATTATCAAACACAAAAAACACTTAACCCAAAGGTAAACGCAAATGTTCCAATCAGAGCATCTGCAGGAGAAGTGGGCCCCTCTGCTTGATCATAATGGTCTTGGTGAAATCAAGGACGCCCATCGTAGAGCGGTAACCGCTTGCCTGCTGGAAAACCAAGAAAGATTCCTCCGTGAGGAAAGAGAATTCCTGTACGAAACCCCAACCAATGCCGCTAACGCTGCTGGTGCTAGTGGTGGTTTCGGTGCCAACAGCACCGCTGCTGGCCCTACTGCTGGTTTCGATCCCGTACTGATCTCACTGATCAGACGTTCGATGCCTAACCTGATCGCCTATGATATCGCTGGCGTTCAACCAATGAACGGTCCTACTGGACTGATCTTTGCAATGCGTTCACGTTACACCAACCAGTCTGGAACTGAGGCCTTCTACAACGAGCCCGATTCCGCCTTCTCAACTCAAGACGTTGGTCTTGATCTGACTGCTGGTTTCACCTCACGTAACGCTGGTTTCGGTACCACCACAGGTCAGTCGGGTACTAACCCCTCTGTTCTGGGTTCAACCGATGCCCTGCAAGCTGCCTACAACGTAGGTCAGGGTATGGTTACAGGTGACGCTGAGAACCTGGATAGTGGAAGCAATGCTTTCCGCGAAATGGCGTTCTCGATCGAGAAGGTCACCGTAACCGCTAAGTCACGTGCCCTGAAGGCTGAGTACTCCCTGGAACTCGCCCAAGACCTCAAGGCTATCCACGGTCTGAACGCTGAGGCCGAACTGGCTAACATCCTCAGCACTGAGATCCTGGCTGAAATCAACAGAGAAGTTGTTCGTACCATCTACAAGGTTGCTGAGTCTGGTGCTCAAGCCAACGTTGCTACCGCTGGTACTTTCGACCTTGACGTTGACTCCAACGGTCGTTGGTCGGTTGAGAAGTTCAAGGGTCTGCTCTTCCAGATTGAAAGAGACGCTAACGCGATCGCCCAAAGAACCCGTAGAGGAAAGGGCAACATCATCGTAACTTCCGCTGACGTTGCTTCTGCCCTGACTATGGCTGGTGTACTGGATTACACCCCTGCACTCAACGCTAACCTGAACGTTGATGACACTGGCAACACCTTTGCTGGTACCATCAATGGTAAGTATCGTGTATACATCGATCCTTATGCCGCTTCGGGTGGTGCTGAAGCCAACCACTACTACGTTGTTGGTTACAAGGGTTCCAGCCCTTATGATGCCGGTCTGTTCTATTGCCCTTACGTACCTCTGCAGATGGTACGTGCCGTTGGTGAGAACAGCTTCCAGCCCAAGATCGGCTTCAAGACCCGTTATGGTATGGTTGCTAACCCCTTCGCTGAAGGAACCACTCAGGGTCTGGGTGCTCTTACCCAAAACGCCAACCGTTACTACAGAAGAGTTAAGGTTACCAACCTTATGTGACCTAAATACTTCCTGTGTGAAGGAAGTGCTGGGGGGACCGAAAGGTCCCCTTTTTTTCTAAATACAAATAAAACAATGAAAACATTCAAAGATTTTTTAGAACAAGTTGCACCTGGTAGAACTTCTCTCCCATTAGACTTGAGAACTTTGAAACAAAAAGAAGATGATGTTAAGAGAATGTCAGGTCAGATCAAACGTCAAGGTATCGAAAAAATTTCACCAGACTAATGAAAACATTTAAAGAATTTTGTGAAGCTGCAGATCTCCAAGAACAATGGTGGAATCCAAAGCCACTCAATTCTCAGAGTATTACAAACACGATCTATAATACTTTGAGAGGTACTCAACCCAAACCACCTTCTCAAAAAGTTCTTGCATACAAGAATTACAAACCTGGAATATTAGACAAATCCACAAATACATTTACAGCTAGACCCCACTCTGAACCAGAACAAAAAAGATATGGATGGAAACCTGGTGAGGCTACTGTATATAAACCTGGAGATAGATTTACTCCAAATGCAGTAACGGCAACTGGTGAGCCACACACCACAACATCTCCAAGTGTTGCTGTGCCTTTTAAGTATACTAGAGGTCAGGCTCCGTCTAAATCTGTAGAAGGTAAACCATCAGTTCCCTATGGAACCAAAATTTCATTTACAAGATCTCCAATGGGCAAAGATACCAAGTCAGTGTCTGCAAGAGTTAATGATGTGGGAGATTTTGGACGCACAGGTTCTGTCAATCGCACTACAACTCACGATCTTGGCCCTGCCGTTGTAACACAACTGGGAGGTAATCCAAATACTTGGGGTAAAGAAAAAGTCTACTATAGAACTAAATAATCGAAAAGCCCATGGCTGGTAATCCTTGTTTAGAACAGGTATCGAACAGAAACTTTCTGTCACCTGTTGGGTTTAAATTGAAGATCAATAAATGTCCGAAGGTTGATTTTTTGGCAGTCGCAGCAAATCTGCCTGGATTAACTCTTGGTACGGCATTACAACCAAACTATTTGAAGGATATTGATCTCCCTGGTGATAAATTAGTCTACGATGATTTTCGTGTCAACTTCATTGTTGATGAAGATCTTGAAAACTATCGTCAAATTTATAAGTGGATGGTTGGTTTGGGATACCCAAATAGCCAAAAAGATTTTGTTGACCTGAGACAAGAAGATGAGTACTATCCCAGAG